TTACTACGCATTTCTCAGACGTATTGCTAAAGAGAAACGTCAGATGGATATCAAAGATAAAATTTTAGAGAAGTCAGGCTACGATCATGTCTTTACGGTTGACGGAGAAGGTGGAGCCGACTATAATCAAATTAAGAACCGTGTCGAGATGAACACCAAGAGATGAAAATCCTCCTTATCACCGATCAACACTTTGGTGTACGTAACGACAATCAACATTTTATTGAACACTATAGAAAGTTCTATAGTGAGATTGTCCTACCTTTTATTAAGGCATCGGGAATTAAAGAGATTATAAATCTTGGTGATACCTTCGATAAAAGAAGGTCAATTAATTTCATGTCATTAGATGAAGCAAAGGATATGTGGTTTGATCCTTTGCAAGAGTTAGGATGTAACATGACATGTCTAATAGGAAATCATGATATCTATTATAAGAATACACTTAGGGTTAATGCTCCCACAGAATTATTGGGAGAATATGACTACATCAATGTCATTGATACTCCCACTACCCGCACTTATGACGGTACTGATATTCTTATGTTGCCTTGGATATGTGATAGCAACTACGATAGAACCTTACGAAGCATCACAGAAAGTGTTGCACCTGTCTGTATGGGCCATCTTGAGCTTAACGGCTTTGAGGCTCATCCAGGTCATGTAATGGAAAAGGGAATGGATCCCTATATATTTTCTAAGTTTACTAAAGTTTTTACAGGTCATTATCATAGCAAGTCTAACAAAAACAATATCTACTATCTGGGTAACCCCTATCAAATTTACTGGAATGATTACAAAAGTAGAAGAGGTTTCCACGTTTTTGATACGGATACTCTTAAAACTACTTTTTATAGGAATCCCTTTGACATTTTTCATAAGTTGTATTATAATGATGGAGTTAATTTACCAGGAAAAGGAGAACTTAAAGGAGCCTTCGTCAAACTCATAGTAGAAGATAAAGGTGATTATCAAAAGTTCGATTATGCAGTTAAAAGACTTCAGGACATGTCCCTTGGTGATCTTAAAATTGTAGAAGATCTCAGTGTGGAACTGGAGAATGGTGCTTCAGTCTTGGAAACCGAAGACACTATGACACTGTTGGATACCTACATAGATGAGATAGACCTTAAAGTAAATAAGGTAAACATTAAGTCTGTAATGAGATCATTATACATGGAGGCATCCAATCTCTAATGTTCATCCTAACTCAGGTTCCTAATGGTGGTGTGTACTCGGTTATAAACAAAGACAAGAAAAAAACTGTTCAATGTTTTGAAGAAGAGGATGATGCCGTAAGATATATTCAACAACTAGAAGCTTCTTCTTATGAAAAAAAGTTAGAGGTTATGGAAGTTGATGATGATATTGTTGCAATTAATTGCAATAATCACGGTTACTATTATACTGTAATTAGTCCTAATGATTTTGTGATCCCACCCCCTAAAGAATGATTGTATTTGAAACTATTCGGTGGAAGAACTTTCTTTCCACTGGTGATCAATGGACTGACATAAACTTTACTGATTCTAATGCAACTCTGATTGTAGGGTCTAATGGTGCAGGGAAATCCACTATGTTGGATGCTCTCTGTTTTGGTTTATTCAACAAACCATTTAGAAAAATTAATAGAGGTCAACTCGTTAATAGTATAAACGAGAAGGGTCTCAAAGTTGAAGTATGTTTTAGTATAGGGAGGGATGACTATCGTGTATTCAGAACAATCAAACCTAATTCTTTTGAGGTTTACAAAAATAACAAATTGGTTGATCAGGAAGCTGCAGCTAAGGACACCCAGAAGTATCTGGAACAATCAGTCCTCAAACTTAACTACAAGAGTTTCACACAGGTCGTCATCCTTGGTTCATCCACATTTGTCCCCTTCATGCAACTTACCGCACCTCACAGGCGAGAAGTTATTGAAGATTTACTTGACATCAACATCTTCTCAAACATGAATTCACTTCTCAAAGATCGTGTTCGCACGACTATGGGAAAAAGTAAGGATTGCACTCACCTACTTAAGTTAGCAGAGGAGCGTGTATTTAGCCAGGAACGGCTTATTAAATCATTAAAAGAAGTTAATGTTTCTCGGCAGCAAGAAAAAGAAGAGAAGTATGGCTTAAACCTGGCTAAAATAACTGATATAGAAGAAAAGAGAACTGAGTTATCCAACAACCTTGTGGAAAGAGAGAAGGAATTTGTGGGATTAGACGAACAAAGAGATGCTCTTCAGGATTTAAAGACACAGCAAGCAGAGAATAAAGCAGAGTTAAGACGCATTACAAAGGAAGTAAAGTTCTTTGAGACTAATGATGTATGTCCTACTTGTACTCAGACGATTGGAGATGGTTTTAAAGAGACTAGAATGTCAGCTCTAACTAAAAGTGGAGTCGGATTAACAAAGGAAGATAAGAAATATAAAAAAAGTATTAAGGATATATTATCAGTCATTGAAAAACTAGAAGCAATTTCTTCAGAATTGTTTGAACTGCGTAGTGAAGTATCAACATTTGATCGTGATATAGTTCGGTTGGAAAAGGAAAACGTTAAGATAGAAAAAGAATTATTAAAATTAAAAAAGGATACTCCTAACATTGATAAGGAGATGACCATTGCTGCAGATCTTCAAAAGGATTTTGATAGAACTAAAGATGAGTGTGGAAAAATATCAGAAACACTAGATGAGTACCAAGTAGTATCAACCTTACTGAAGGATTCTGGAATTAAATCGCAAATAATTAAGAAGTATATACCGATTTTTAACAATCTTATTAATAAATATCTTCACAATATGGATACCTTCTTCAACTTTACACTTGATGAAGAATTCAATGAGGTTATTAAGAGTCGTTTTAGAGATGATTTTAATTACTATTCTTTCTCAGAGGGTGAGAAGCAGAAGATTGACCTAGCACTCCTCTTTACATGGAGAGAGGTTGCACGAATGAAGAACTCTGCTGCTACCAATCTTCTTATACTTGATGAAGTATTTGATAGTTCTCTTGATGCCTCTGCTACTAATGAACTTTTGCATATCATTAGAGACTTAGGTCAAGGAACTAATGTGTTTGTTATATCCCATAAAGGTGATATACTTGCAGATAAATTTATGAGGACTTTAAAATTTGAAAAGATTAACGACTTCTCAAAGATGTCAGACGATTCTTAAGGTATGGAAATATGCGTTGGGTTCGTTCTCTGATGAACAGACGAAGCGGTATGATAATATTGTTGTCATTATTCGATCTTTTATCCTTCTCACTTATGTTACTACTAATTGTTTTATTATCGCAGGGGTGATACGACATTGGAATTCCAATCAAGAAACTGTCACACTGTCACCTTACAACCTTGAACAGGCTGCTATAATTAATGCATACAGGGAATCTTATGACAGTAAACACCGAAGTCAAAGGAACTCTCGCTAGACTACTAGCAACAGAGAACCTAACAGTAGAACACCGCAGAGTAAGTACTGCATGTTTTGACGTTGATAAGCGTCTTCTTATCCTTCCTATATGGAAGACCGCCTCTAACACTGTATATGACCTTCTGGTTGGTCACGAGGTAGGACATGCACTCTATACTCCTGCTGAGGACTATACAGGTGCTAAGAAGGATTTCGTTAACGTCTTAGAGGATGTTAGAATTGAGAAGATGATGAAGGTTACCTATCCTGGTTTAAGAAGGACTTTCTATGATGGGTATGGAGAACTATGGCAACAGGATTTCTTCGGTGTTGGTGGAACAGATATGGATGAGATGGCATTTATTGATCGTATTAACCTATACTATAAAGGTTGTAACGATCTAGAGTTTACTGATGAGGAAAAACCTTTTGTAGATCGTGCTGCTAAGACAAAGACTTTCCAAGATGTAATTGAACTTGCTAAAGACCTTTATAAGTATTGTGAAACTAAGCAAACTGAAAAGGAAGCAGAGCAACTAGCTAATGCAGAACAACAGCAGGAATTGTTTCCTGGTGAGCAAGAGGAAGTAGAACTTGATGGAGAATCAGATGATCAGGAATTTCCTGGTGATCCTCAAGGTCAGAAGGAAGAGTCTGATGATCTTACTGATGATTTAGATTATGGATCTGAACCTGTTGGTGGAAAACTTTGGGATGGAACTGACGTTGATGAAACTGAAAGTGTAACCGATGCTGCCTTTAAGCAAGCACTAGAAACATTAGTTGATGATAGTGCAAAGGAATGGGTTTACTTAGATCTACCAAAAATTCAGTTAGATAAGATCGTTATCCCTGCAGCAAAAATAAAAGAGGAATTATACTACCACTTTAAAGGACAAGCGTTCTCATCTCCTGAAGCACAAGAGTGGTACAATGATAATATTGAATACGGAGTAGATCATTATAATAAATTTAAGAAGTCTTCTGGAAAGACTGTTACTTATCTTGTAAAACAGTTTGAGATGAAGAAGTCTGCTGATCAGTATAAGAGAGCAGCAGTATCTAAGACTGGTGTTATCAATACTAATTCACTACACAAGTATAAGTTAACAGAAGATATCTTTAAGAAGATTACTACTGTTGCTGATGGTAAGAATCATGGACTTGTAATGTTCCTTGATTGGTCTGGTTCTATGCAGAATTGTTTACTTGATACTTTAAAGCAGACTTATAATCTTGTATGGTTCTGTAAGAAAGCAAACATTCCTTTCAGAGTTTATGGATTCCAGAGTGGATGTGGTTATCATAGACATGAATCTTTTCATCCAGCAGTTAAGCAGAAACTTAATAGTCTTAACATTGAGGGTGATGTTAATCTTCTAGAATTCCTTACTTCTAAACAGAATAATAGATCTTTAGAAGAGTCTATGCAGTTACTTTACTTGCAAGCATTTGCAATGGCAGGTCATAGATTACCTCATTGCCAAAATATAACTCTAGGTGGTACTCCTTTAGCAGAAGCAATTTTCTGTGCTAGAGATATAGTTAGAGAATTGAAAGCAACAGAGAGAGTCACTAAAGTAAATGTTGTATGTCTTACTGATGGTGAAGCAAATCCAATAACATATATTGGTGAGAATAACTATACTTACCATGATGAAGAGTTCCGTTCACATCATCTTTGTCATTCTCATGGAAAGGTTTTCTTCTTACGTGATCCTGAGACTGGATACACTAGAAAATTGGATCACAGTCCATACAGAACTACAGAACAAATTGTATCTTTCTATCGTGAGATCACTGACTATAACTGGGTTGGTATCCGTTTATGCAGTAAGTCTGAAGTCAATCGTGTCTTCCGTAACTATGCATGGGATGAATATACTATCCTAGATAAACAGTGGAGGAAAGAAAAGTTTGCTTCTATCAAAAATAAAGCAGGATTCAGTGAGTCATTCTATATGCCAAATCAGGGATTAGGAGAAGACACTCAAGATATTGAGGTTAAATCTAAAGGTGAAACTGCAACTAAAGGTGAACTAACTCGTGCATTTAAAAAGCACATGAGTTCCAAGATGACAAACAAAACTATTCTTAATAGATTCATTGAGCAAATAGCATGAGATGTGAAGTAGACGACATTGCTGCATTAATAAGATCATCTGCTGAGTCTTTACCCAATGTAAAGATTCAGCATAATGATTTTGAAGAAGTAAAACATAATGAGGTTACTATCATTAATGAAATGTGGGAATGTCCTGGTCTACGTAAGGTACATTTAGAAGTTGCAAAGACAAAACATTTAGATGTATTGCATTGTGTATTCTTCCCTGATCCTAGATATAACCTTCCTATATTTGGTGCAGATATAATTGCCACACCGTCTGTAATGACGGCAGCGATAGTTGATGTGTCTCCTATTCATGGATCAGATTATATCTATCAGAAGATAGAAACTATTAGTGATAATTTTCAATTTAAAGAACCTCGTCCCTTACCAGAGTGGGCGGATATATTTTCACCTTATATGAAGTTCCAACGTATAAGAGAAGATATAGAAAAGGTTCATTTCTATCAAGTAGTAATGGAATATCTTATTATATACTGTGATGCAGTTAAGGCTGCTAAGAAAGGAAGTTTGGAAGAAGCATATAAAAGGTATCAAGAACAGTGTAGATATTCCACACAACAAAGAAAGAATCCAAAAACAATCGCAGTTCTTTCTAATTGGTTTGATAAGGAATGGGCGGATAATTATATAAATGATATATTATTCTGTAAACCAAAATCAATGTTAACTTTATGAAAACAACGAAATGGTCTGCTTACGTTTTATTACAATCTAATAGGCTTACAAAAGTTCAATTTACTTCTGAGTCTAATTTAAGAGAAGATGCAGAGCAGAGGTGCAAGGCTCTCTACGGAGTTAGTGATGTCAGGCAATTGAAGCGAGAGTGGACACTTTAATAAGTGAACCTTCTGGCTTGTATCTGGTATCAGTTCTGTTATAATAACAGTATAAACAAAAGACATCTATGACTTTCGAAGCGAAATTTTCAAACGATGATCTCATCTCTTTCTTTGAGTATGGAGACATCAATACCGATCAGGTAAAAGCATTTGCAGATTCACAGCAAGTGCAGGTTCAGAGTGTAACCAAAAGAATGAACAAACTTCCACAGTTTGTTAAGACTGGTCGTGGACGTTGGAATCTTACAGCGCAGGAAATCCTAAAAGCATATGATGCACCTGCTGCGAAACCTGCTGTAGAGGTATCATACGTACCAGAAAAGGATGCTTCATTTGTTCAGTTTGGAAACTATCCATCTTTGAAGAAGATCCTTAGATCTAAGCTTTTCTATCCAGCATTCATCACTGGACTATCAGGAAATGGTAAGACCTTATCTGTAGAACAGGCATGTGCCGATCTAAATAGAGAGTTAATACGTGTAAATATTACAATTGAAACCGACGAAGATGACCTTATTGGTGGGTTCCGTCTTGTTAATGGCGACACTGTATGGCATAACGGTCCAGTTATCGAGGCACTGGAAAGGGGAGCTGTCCTCCTTTTAGATGAAATTGATCTTGCCTCTAATAAGATCTTATGTTTACAGTCTATCCTTGAAGGTAAAGGAGTCTTCCTTAAGAAGATTGGTAAGTTTGTAAAACCTGCTGAAGGTTTCACGATCATAGCTACTGCTAACACTAAGGGTAAAGGATCTGATGATGGTAGGTTTATTGGTACTAACGTATTAAATGAAGCATTCCTAGAGAGATTTCCAATTACTTTTGAGCAGGACTATCCTTCTGCAGTTACAGAGACTAAGATTCTATTGAATCGTGGATGTGAACAGGACTTTGCTGATAACCTAGTCAAGTGGGCAGGGGTTATTCGTAAGACCTTCTTTGACGGTGGGGTTGATGAAGTCATTACCACACGTCGTTTAGTTCATATCGTTCAGGCATACTCAATCTTTGGTGACAAGTTGACTGCTATTAACAATTGTGTTAATCGTTTTGACGATGATACTAAGCAGTCTTTCCTTGATCTATACACAAAGGTTGACGCAGGAGAGGAAGAGGGGTATAATGAAGGGGACTAAAACCCTTCATTATGCAAAAGTATAGTGAGGATGAGATCCTCAAAGAAATACACGACTACGTTGGTCAAACATATAGAGGTCATTATTCTGTCGGTAACGTACAGACTCTTGACCTCATTGATTCTGTAGGTGATGCTGAGGCATTCTGTAGGAGTAATGTCCTAAAGTATGCTTCTCGTTATGATCGCAAAGGTTCAGCACGTAAAGACATCATCAAAATCATTCACTATGGTATGCTATTACTTCACTTCAATGACAAACGTGAAAAAGCAGATCGTATGAATGCTTCCAATACTACCGCCTTCGCTGTTGACTACGACAAATGACTATGATTACAAAACCTACGATTGAAATTTTAAAGAACTTTTGTTCTATTAATAAGTCTCTTGTTATCAAACCTGGTAACAAGTTAAGCACTTTAAGTATTAATAAAAATATCCTTGTATATGCAGATGTTGAAGAACAGTTTGATTCTCAGATGTCAATTTATGATCTGGGAGTTTTTCTGGGTGGTCTATCTTTATTTGAACAACCATCTATTGATACATCAAAGGATAATTATGTAACCGTTAGTGATGCGGCAGGACGTTCTAAGACTAGATTCTTCTATGCAGATCCTGATATTATTACTCAACCACCAGATAAAGAAATTTCTCTTCCTTCTGAGGATGTTAAGTTTCGTTTAGATGCTAATACTTTAGCACAGTTACAACGTGCTGCTAGTGTATATCAACTTCCAGATCTATGTGTTGAAGGATCTGAGGGTGTGTTAAAATTACGTGTGACAGATAAGAAGAATGATACTTCTAACAGTTACTCTGTTGAAGTTGGAACAGTGGATACTGATTTCTCTTACTCATTTAAAGTAGAGAATCTTAAGTTGCTTCCTGGTAATTATAATGTTACTGTAAGTGCTAAGAAGGTTGCTTTGTTCCAAGGAGAAGGTATCAAATACTTCATTGCACTAGAACCTGATGCGTAAAATTGATCCAAAAGAATACATGCAAGATGGGTGGGATAGTTCCCCACATCTAGCAGTTCACCCATACAAACGTGGTTCACTCCACAATAAGGTGGGTATGTGGATCATGTGGACTTACTACGTTCTATTTGCAGCTATGGTTATTAGATTAATCTGGGTATTAAATACATGAATGATTTTTTATGGGTAGAGAAGTATCGTCCGAAAACTATTGAGGATTGTATACTTCCTACAGATGTGAAGAATACCTTTAAGGGTTTTGTAGAGCAGGGTGAGATTCCAAATCTCCTGCTCTCAGGAACTGCTGGTATTGGTAAGACTACAATAGCTAAAGCACTATGTAATGAGTTAGGAGTAGATAGTTATGTCATTAATGGATCGGATGAAGGTAGATTCTTGGACACTGTACGCAATCAGGCAAAGACCTTTGCTTCTACTGTTTCTCTTACATCTACATCTCGTCATAAAGTTCTCATTATTGATGAAGCAGACAATACGACATCGGATGTTCAACTACTCTTACGGGCATCGATTGAAGAGTTTCAAAAGAACTGCAGGTTCATATTCACGTGTAACTTTAAGAATAAAATAATAGAACCATTACATAGTAGAACAACAGTAATTGATTTTAATGTCCGTGGAAAAACTAAACAACATTTGGCGGCACAGTTCTTTGAACGATGCCGAGATATCTTGTCCAGAGAGAAAGTACGGTTCAATGACAAAGTGGTTGCCACAGTCATCCAAAAGTACTTCCCAGACTTCAGAAGAGTCCTTAACGAACTCCAGAGATATAGCTCTACAGGTGCTATCGACACTGGAATCCTTGCAGCGTTAGGTGATGCTAATGTTGATAACTTAGTATCTTATCTTAAAGGTAAACAGTTTAATGATGTAAAGAAATGGGTCACACAGAATTTAGATAGTGATCCTCAATCTATTATGAGGAAGTTGTATGACAGTCTTTCTAATGTAATGACTGGTCCTAGTGTTGCTGCAGCAGTATTAATTATTGCTGAGTATCAATACAAGTCTGCTTTTGTAGTAGATCAAGAGATTAATCTCTTAGCATGTTTAACTCAGATTATGGTGGAGTGTGAATTCAAATGAGTATATCATATATTGTAATTTGGACTGCAGTTACTATGTTTGTATTAGTCCAACTCGGAGTGTTTAACAAACCAAAAAGAAAGAGGAGGAAAAAATGAGTCCCACTGATCATATGGGTTTTGAGACAAAGAAAGCCATATCAGATAGGGAATGTATTTACAAGTGCTTATGTAATTGTGAAAATCTTGCTGGTCTGGATAAGAGACAAGTGGGACGATTAATGAAAGAGTTTGAAGTTGAGAAGACAGATGAACAAATCAAATCAGAGTATCCCCCATTATGAGAGATGAATTATTACGACTTCTGAAGGAAAAGTCTTATCGGTATGGTGAGTTCACTCTTTCTTCTGGTAAGAAAAGTGAGCATTATGTAAATTGTAAACCAGTCATTTTGAGTGGAGAAGGTCTGTCGTTAGTGTCAGATTTATTGTTATGTCATGTTGAAGAAGATGCTGCTGCTGTAGCAGGATTAACTCTTGGTGCTGATCCATTAGTATGTGGTGTCTCTCTTGCGGCTTGGAAGAACCAAGAAAGAATTTTGAATGCTTTAATAGTTCGTAAAGAAGCTAAGGGGCATGGTACACAAGCTTGGATTGAAGGACCATTACCATTAGAAGGTCAACCAGTTACTGTATTAGAGGATGTAGTTACCAGTGGTAAGTCTTCTTTAAAAGCAGTTATGAAATTACGTGAAGTTGGATATGAAGTTAATAGGATTGTTGCTATTGTAGATAGGAAGGAACATGATCCTTTCACATTTTATGATGCAGGAATTGAACTTCGCAGTCTATATACCATAAACGATTTTCATGTCTGATAAACCAGTACCAGGATCTTACATAGACACTCAGGGAATGGGTGCTCCTGCGGATCCAAATTATAAACCGAGTGGTAAAGCACAAGAACATAAACCTGCTACTGTTAGACCTCGCAGGTTGTTTACTGAGACCTTTGCTAAGGAGATGAAAATCCTTATCAATGAAGTATTAGATGAAAGAGAATATAAGAAGAAACTGAAAGGACCATATGATTTACATGATGAAATAGAATCATTAGGACCATCCTATTTTGATACGGAACACTTCAAACATTATGTTGGAGAAGATGAACCACCTTATCAAGATTGGAGTCAATGAATTATAAAGATTCAGGAGTTGATATAGAAGCAGGTAATGCTTTTGTTGAAAGACTTAAAGAGAAAGCACCTTCTATTGGTGGATTTGGTGGTGCATATAAAATTCCTTCTGGATATGAAAATCCAGTATTAGTTTCTGGTGCTGATGGAGTAGGAACTAAGATCAATATGTGTTGCATAAGTAGAGACTATTCAACCATAGGTATAGATCTAGTTGCCATGTGTGTAAATGATATAATCACTTGTGGTGCTAAACCATTATATTTTTTAGATTATATTTCTCTTAATACAATCAATCCTGTTGTAGATGATATTATGATAGGTATTGTTAAAGGATGTGAAATAGCAGGAATAGAACTTATTGGTGGAGAAACTGCTGAACATCCAAGAACAAAGGATATTGACCTAGCAGGATTTTGTACAGGTATTGTTGAGGAAAACGAAATAATAGATGGTAGATTAATTAAGAAGGGTGACAAAATTATTGGTTTCCCTAGTAGTGGATTACATAGTAATGGATATAGTTTAATTAATGATATGTTGTGGAGGCATAAGATCTTTTATAAAGATATGCCTGAGTTACTTACTCCTACTACAATCTATTCATCTTTAATTCAAGAGTTAATGGAAGAGATTCCTATACTTGGTATGGCGCATATTACTGGTGGTGGTATACCAGGCAATCTTCCTAGATGTATACCACCAGGATTAAAAGCACATGTTGATTACAACTCTTGGACTTTACCAAAACTCTTTAGTACGATACAATCTGCTGGTGAGATATCTGAGGAGGAGATGAAAAAGGTATTCAATCTTGGTATTGGATTCTGTATAGTAGTTCCACCTAACGTTGACGTTTCACAAGGATCTGTTATCGGAGAGGTTGTATGCGCTTAGGAGTAATGTGTTCTGGCAACGGAACCAACTTTGAGAATATTGTTAGGACTTGTAGAGAAGATGAGGTTGTCCTGATGGTACACAATAAGAAACATTGCGGGGCGGTAAAGAGAGCAGAGAAACTAGGTATACCACATGTACATATTAAGGGTGCAAATGAACGTGAGATCATTGCATTGTTTAAAGCATGGAGAGTTGACTTAATTGTATTGGCAGGATGGATGAAGATAATTTCACCTACTTTTGTTGATGCATTTCCTCAGAAAATAATAAATATCCATCCTTCATTACTTCCAAAGTATAAAGGAATGAATGCTATTGAACAGGCATTTGAAAGTGGAGATAATGAAACTGGATGCACAGTTCATTATGTTACAGAGGAGTTAGACTCAGGTGAAATTATAGATCAATCAGTTGTTCTTATCTGCCCTGAAGACACTATTGAATCATTAACTCACCGTGTTCAACAGGCAGAATATAGACTTTTACCACTAGCAATAGAAGATGTTAAGCAAAGATTACAGGTTACGTTTGACAGAAATCGCGTGTCGTGTTAGACTGAATAGGAAAACTACTTTGGAAGAGCGAATATGGATGCACAAATTGGCTGAAAAGAATGCTCACGCACGTGGCATTGTAGAATCAATCATGTGTCCTTACAAGCTTGAACCTCAAGAATAAATGAGTATTCACTCTAATATTACTATTACGATTGACGTAAACGGATTAGTATGGGATAGAGGTGAGTTCCTTAAGCAAGAGATGTCTGTTGCTCAGAATGATTATATCTCTGAGCAGTTAAGAAGGACTCTAACTTTTGATACATTATATCATATGGTTGATACTTCTATCTTAGAGTTCTTTGATAATCATGAGCACCCTGAGATATGGGATCCTCACTATGGAGAAACTGCTGGTGACGAACCTGCTAAGTCATTTGAAGCAGCAGCAAAAGCTAGAGAGAAAGCTAAGAAAGAATTTGAGATGGTAGATTTAGTAGCACCAGCATGGACTATTAAGGTACCACGCAGGAAAAAGAAATGACTCTAATTCATCAGGGTAAAGTTAAATCTGTTTATGATGTTAAGGATAATGATGATCAAGTTGTTATCCAATACCATGATAAGGTTACTGCTGGTAATGGTAGGAAGGTAGACTTCCCTGAAGAGAAGGGTGCTTTATGTTGTCAGATATCTGAATTGTTCTTCAAATATTTTGATGATAAATTTCTCACACATTATATCAGTTGTCCATCCCCAACTCATATGCTGTGTAAGAAAGTAAATGTAATTCCAGTAGAGGTTATCTGTAGAAATATAGCAGCAGGATCTATTGTTAGAGATACTCCTATTGCAGAGGGAACGGTTTTTGATCCCCCTCTTGTTGAGTTTAATTTAAAGGATGATGCAAAGGATGATCCTTTATTAACAGATGACAGAGTTAGTCTAATGGGATTTGATCCTGACACATTTAAACGTAGAGCATCAGAAGTGAATTATCATCTTAAGATGATTTTTGATAGGATGGGTATTGATCTTGTTGATTTTAAATTAGAATATGGACACGATACTACTGGCAGTTTACTCTTGGTTGATGAGATATCACCTGACAACATGCGACTCTGGAAGAAAGGGACGAAAGAGAGATTTGATAAAGACCTATTTCGTAAAGGTGAAGGAGACATTGTTCAAGCCTACAAATACATATTAGAAGAGTTGAGGCAATTCGTATGAAATTAAGACCTACAAAAAAAGAAACAATTAAGTTTACTATCAAACAAGATGGTACTGTTATAGAAGAAGTTGAGAATATAGAAGGTGGTCAATGTATAAATGTTACAAAGGAGATTGAAGATAAGTTAGGAGTCCTAGCAACTAGATCATTTAAACCAGAATATTACAAACAAGAGGTTAAAGATGTCTCACTTCAGCACAATACAGACACAAATTAAAGAACGTCCCCAGTTAATAGAAGCATTGAATCTTCTGTCGTATGATGTTAAAGAAGATCAAGAACTTATTATTACAAATCCTGATCATCGTGCGGATCATCCTGTGGTTCATGCAGAAGTTGCTATATCAAATGACATTGGATTTCGTTGGAATGAAGAAACACAGAGTTATGATCTTTATTCTGATCATGCTACTTGGAATCTTGATGTTCCAGTAAATAGATTTGTTGACAAAGTTACCCAACAGTATGCTAGAATGGTAGTACATTCAACCACAAAGAATCTTGGGTTTGATGTAGAGGAGGAGTGGGAGATGGATGATAATTCCATTGAACTTACTGTTACACGATGGTTGTAATAAAATTTAACTCCTTCAATTTTATCTATAAAATTGCTGAATTTTTAAAAAAATTATGGGACTGGGGAATGCATGATGACTAAAGACAAACGAAAACTAAGAGCACAAGTTAAATCCAGATGGTATTATATCTTCTGGGGTGCTGCTACTGTATCAGTATTTGCTGGACAGATGTTTGTAGGAAGTGGTTTCCGTAGAATGGCAGAGTCGTTTGACAGAATTACAGAAGCTGTTATAATAGAGTTAGAGAAACCGCCGATTTTGTACTGATGGCATCTTTAAAGACTCCATTACGCTATCCAGGTGGGAAGTCTCGTGCTGTTAAAAAGCTTGCACCATTCTTACCTGATCTTACAAAATTTAAATCGTATAGAGAACCCTTCCTTGGAGGTGGTTCTGTTGCACTGTACGTTACTCAACAGTATCCTCATTTGGATATATGGGTCAATGATTTATATGAACCATTGGTCAATTTTTGGAAACAATTACAGGAGGATCCAGTTGAACTTGTTAAAAGACTACGATGTTTCAAGAGTCAGTACCCTAACAGAGACAGAGCGAGAGAACTTTTTAACGAAAGTAAAGAACTTCTTCGTGAGCCCAACGCCAGTCTCACCACTCGTGCTGTTGCTTTTTATATTACTAATAAGTGTTCTTTCAGTGGTCTCACCGAAAGCTCCTCGTTCAGTCCCCAAGCCTCCGATAGTAACTTCAGTTTACGAGGCATAGAAAAATTACCTGAGTATAGTGATGTCATTCAAAATTGGAAAATCACCAACCAGACGTACCAAGAACTATACACTGATAGTGTGGATACTTTTACTTACCTTGATCCACCTTACGAGATCGGATCCAACTTGTATGGAAAACGAGGAGCAATGCATAAAGGATTTGACCATGATGAATTCTATGAGCATTGTGATCGTTGGATAGGAAAGATGATGGTATCATATAATAGTTCTCAATTAATTAAAGAAAGGTTTATTGATTGGGATGCTCAGGAATATGACCATACCTATACTATGAGATCAGTTGGTGAGTATATGAAGGATCAGCAAGAACGAAAAGAACTGCTGCTATTAAATTATGATGTATAGTGTCGTTGATGATTTTTTACCACAGTCATATTTCAAATCTATTAAAGATGAAGTTAATGGTCCAGAATTTCCTTGGAGGTATAAGTCTGATATTAGTGCTGGACATGGTTGGGATAGTGAAAATAATTTAAGCTCTTTTGGATTCTTTCATGTAGTTCATAATGAAGATGGTGTTCCTATATCAGAGTATGCTAGATCACTTCAAGGATTTACTACTCTAGTATATGATTGTATTACTCAAGGTGAATTAGAATTTACTATAGGTAAACAGAGAGTGGATATGACTACTTACTCTCCTGAGAAGCATATGCATACTCCTCATGTTGATGTATATGCACCTCACTTTGCATCAGTATACTATCTTACTGATTCAGATGCTGAGACGGTAATATATGATAAGCAGGTTCATTCTCATGAGGAGTATTTGGAAACAGATCTAGGAGATCTAAGACCTCTTCATTCAGTTGAAGCAAAAGAAAATAGAATAGTTATATTTGATGGAACGTACCTGCATACAGGTCATTCTCCATCCAAGTATAAGAACCGTATTATTATCAACACTGATTTCCTATGCAAATAACAGACAACTATCTAACTCATGAAGCATACTTATCTTTTGTAAATTATTCTAGAAGTTGCTTGTATAAGTATGGAGAACGTGATAGCCTGTGTACTCCACCAACAGGAATGGTTCATGATCTTGATTTAAAACAACATCAACTTAGAGATTTTCCTAAAGAGTATGGAAGGTTTAAACTCTATAGAGCATATATTAATTGCTTTGCTCCAGGAGAGAATCCTTATTTTCATATAGATGGTGATGAAGGTATTACTGGATTATTTTATCTCACTGAGAATTATGATGAACAGGAAGGAGGAGAGACGCAACTTATAATTGATAATGAGATTAAAGGTATTAAACCTTTACCTAACAGATTTTTTTATTTTGATGCTAGTATAAAGCATAAGGCAACATCTTTCAGAAACTCACACAGATTTACGGTGGCATTAAAGTATGGCATATGATGAACGTTATCCTTTAAAGGATTACCTGAACAGTATTAATTACAGTAAGAAGTATCTCATGGGAGAAGATCCTGATTGGGAGAAAAACTATACTCCTTATGTTATTAACAAATGTGTTTCACATCATATGGATACTGTTATGTTTGCCAATGAAATGAATCGGTATCCTAATCTGGATAAGAGACTCCAATATGATTTTTTTATAAATACGATCAGATCCCGTAAGAGATTTTCTCCGTGGGCTAAAAAGAAAAAGGTGGATGATCTTGACCTTGTGAAGCAATACTATGGATATAGTAATGAAAAAGCCCAACAAGCATTAAGAATTCTATCTCCAAAACAACTTGATTACATTAAAGAAAAACTGAATAGAGGAGGTAAATGATGAATGAACTTAAAGAGGTTCAGTGGACTAAAGATGATATGGTTGAGGTGCTCTTGCCACAAGCAGATGACTTCCTTAAAGTTCGTGAAACATTAACAAGAATTGGTGTTGCTTCTCGTAAGGAAAAGAAGTTATACCAGTCATGCCACATCCTTCATAAGAAGGGACAGTATTACATAGTACATTTCAAAGAACTATTTGCTTTGGACGGTAAGAAAGCAAACTTGTATGCGAATGATGTACAAAGACGTAACAGAATTATTAAGTTATTATCTGATTGGGGTTTAGTAAAGATTGTTAACGAGTCTGTAATTGAAGATGCAGCACCTCTTAGTCAGATAAAGGTTATTTCATATAAAGAAAAGAGTGAGTGGGGTCTTGAATCCAAGTATAACATCGGTAAAAAGAGACAGACATCAGAGTAATATATACTATAGTTAAAAAATAAATTATGAATGTTGTAGAAGCATGGAATGATATCTCATGGGCAGAAGCCATTCCTTTCCTCCTCGTATTAGCAGGAGTCTATTGGGTTAAAGTTAAGATAGATACAAGAGCAGGACTTGGTAAAAAGAAACTAAGACAATTGAAAACTGTAATAAAAGAAGCCATACAAGAAACAAAATAAAGACTATATAATATAAGTTAAATAACGTTATATGTCTGAAAAGGAAGAACCTCTAGTCCAAGAGGAACATAAAGAAGAGAAAAAGAAAGGTCTCTTCGGTAAAGTAAAGTCTGCGATTATACCAGACCCAGAGGAACAAGCAGCAATCATCTCCACAATGGTGAGAATTACTGTACTTGCCTGGAGCGGTGGAATTTTGACTTTAAATTATGTTGCCATCCCAGGTATTCCTCAACAGAAAATCGATCCTACATTTATAGCTTCGGTTTTTACTGGAGTTTTAGCTAGCTTCGGAATTCAGACAGCATCTAAGAAGGGTGATGGTACTATGAAGATGCAGAACAATGGTAACGGTAACGGATCTTCTGGTTCAGGTGGACCTACTCAAACTATTCGTATAGAACAAGCACCATTGAAAATCATTGCTGTTGATCCTAATAGCAAAGAAAAGAAAACTTATGAGATTTAAAAATGCAGAAAATTGTTAACATCATTGCTGTTGCGTCTGGCGTTGTATCTATTGCCGTTGTTGGCAGTGGTCTATTTGTATATGTCAACCGAGATTCTATTATTGATTCGGTCAAGCAGCAAGCTCTTGAAGCTGTCACTGGTGGGTTTGGAGGATTGGGCGGTGACGCACTTCCTACTGGCACCAATGATCTTCCTTCCTTTGGGGATGATGCTGCTTTGGGTAGTCCTTCGCCAGCTCCGCAAGAAGCAGCCAGTTCGGGATTCGGAATCCCCAATTAATGATGAGGATATTGGTATATGAACAAGTGGATTGGAATATCTCTAGGAACACTTCTAGGGGTTAGTCATATAGGAATGATAGGACTTCTTGCTAACAAGAAGTCTTTTCCTGTTGTAAATTTACCTGTAGGAAACTACACTTCTTATCAAGTAGAAGCAGGTAAAGATGGTTATAGAATAAATTATAAAGCCAATGATCCTAAAGTGATGCGTGTGGAAAGGGATATTAAAGAGAAAGGTGGCTTTCTGGGATTGGGTAATAACACAGTTAAAGTGGAAGAAGAATACACGATGGATGGGATTCAGCACTTGGAGAGTAGAAGGCAACAACAATATTATGGAGACTCGTCAAAAAAGTCTGTCGCCTGTATCGAGGCAATCGGTGGTGGAAAGCAAACGGGGAAGCTTGTCGGCGGTAGCGTCGGTGCAGGTGTTGCTAGTACTGGTCTCGCCTCTATTCCTTATGTTGGTTGGGTACTTGCTGGTGCTGCTACGATGATGGGAATGGATGCTGGTTCAGATATAGGCGGACAAATGGCAGAAGATTTAAACAAGAATTGCTAATGGATGTACAAAAACTTGCAACTTATGGAACAGCAGTAGCTGTTGTCGGTACTGGTGGTATTGTTGGTGGCAATGTTGCCATTGATAATGCTACTGGTGGTCCCCAAAAAAGAATAGAAGCACAAGCAACTGAACTTAGACTGATTGTTAGAGAAGAAGTTCGTAATGCTATAAAGGAAGCATGGCCAAAGACTACTGGATATATAAAAGGTACACAACCTAATGGTAATTATAGATCAATAGTCCCTGATGGATCCGATAGAGAGAATACAGGTCAACCCTAATATTAAAATCTCCCCTGACGGGCAGAATATTAGGTTTATTCCTAGCATTGATTCTAATACCAACCAAATAAACATGGGTGGTGTGAGGAGAATTAATGTACGAGAAATAGCAGATCAGCGTATTTGGGTGCAGGGTACGTCTTTATCATTACCAAATGTCCCACCAGTTACTATCTTTGCAGGGACACCTGTTGTTGATATGCCTGGTTGTGTTCAGGTACACAAAGAGAATGTAAAGCAGAGAAGTAGAAATAAACAGTTAGTTAATGATGACCCAAAAGGTAATACCGTGTTGTGTGATGGTGGAATGCCATATTTTACAGCACCAAATTATGATGCCAGAGAATTAACTTGGCAGACTATTTACGGTGAACCAGAGAATGCTCCAGAAGGTGTAGACACAGGAGATACAGGATCTATTGCACCACCAGATACACCAGATGCACCTCCTACAGACGAACCTGAAGGTGATCCAGAATGTCCTGGCCCTTTAGAACCAAGGATAGGATCAGTTGGACCTAATGAAAAAGAAAAGGTTGTAGGACACGAGTTACAACCCGATCCTAACAACCTTAATAAATTAATTTGTGTGTCCCTCTATGAGGATATAGGAGTAGTAGAACAGTATCTACCTAGTCCTCAGATTGTGACGACGACTGCGGTGATTGCGTCTGTGGCTGCAAGCTCTGCCCTACTTGCAAAACCCCTAGCTGATCTGCTGCTGAGGGTTGTGAAACCTGCTGTGAAGCAGGTGATGACCAAGGTAAACGCCATCCTCGGAAAAACGACATACCGCCCGACTCAGGAAGAGCTGAAGACGAATGAGTATCGGAAGAAGAAAGGTCTACTTCCGATCCCGTTTGCGAAGAATCATGCGAAGAGGGAGAAGGCTCAGAAGAAGAAGGAGAAGGAGTTAGAGTCTCAGAAGAAGGAGTCTCAGAAGAAGAATCCTCAAAGTTAGGTTGAGGTAGGTCATGTTTGTGTGGTACAATCTTACCACCAGGATTTGTGACTACTACGTCAGCACATATACTATGGTATGGTGATGCTGGATGGAAAAATATACCAGCCTTTTTGAGTTCACCACAATTTTTTAATCTTGCGATCTCAAAATCTAATCTTTTATTAGATGTCAATTGAACTTGATGATTAATCTGTGCTTGTGCTGCTTGATGACACTGGTCTCTTAATTTCTTATTCAATGGTATAGACAGAGTAGCACTGAGACCCATATTAAAACTTTGGTTTGCTTTCATGTCAGTCCTTACTGGTTTATACCATGTAGGTTCCATTGATTGATTGCTTACTACATCAGGTACACCATCAGGACCATCTATTTCCATTTCTATTTGTATATCATCTCCATCTTCAAACCATCTACTACCATCTGCTTTAGTCCTATCGTCATACCATGACTCCCAAGGATAGTTTTTAACAGTAACAGTCTGAGTAGTAGTCCTACCAGAGTAGTCACTCATATTATATTGTGGTTCATCATAGTAATCTTCCCATGGCCACTTCCTTGAGTCAGCAAACTGAACATAGGGAGTGACGTTTAATGTACTACCCTGACACTGGACACCACCACCGTAGGTGTTGGTTATGTATGGACCTTGTAAAACTTGTATTGCCTGGTTCGTGACCGAGCCCGAACTATTGGCTATAGGATTTGCTGTTGCACTTACACCACCAACACCTTCTGCTAAGGCTTTAATTGGTAGTAAAGAATTAAGTATGAGACCCGTTGCAATTACTGGGTAAACGTACTTGTCGTGTCGGTGACGCTTGTTATGGAGGTGACTCTTTGTATCACGGTCTGATTGGTGATCCCTGGTCCTTGATATGTTTGGGAAAATTGAAATGCTTCCCCTGGTTCCGTTATTGTGAAGTTGTTTTGCTGTGAGAAATCTAACGCATCGAAGGAACTTGTTACTGCTCCTGTTATTGTTACTCCACCAGCTCCACCGTTCGTTCCTGCTGCAGTGGAAGGAGTCACTGTTACTGTTGATGTATTCACTGGTGGGTTTAGTGCTTCTCCGTTGTTGGAAACGCCTACCCCAGTCACGCTGTATTCCCATCCTGTCCTATAATCTATTGAATTTATGGTTTCTGTAACTGTACTTTCAGTTTCTGTATGGCTCGTCATCGAGCCCTGCTGAAAATTGGGGACCACTGGCACGGCATTAGCAGCAGACCCCATCAAACTAAGCCATAGTAGTACTATAACTTTCTTCATTGTCCTAGTTCATTTCTAGCTCTGTAACAAATTGTCCAGTAGCTGTAGTACCTGCTCCTCCAG